TCAAATTAGTCGAGCAGATGTATCTCCCGATGAGATACTAGATTTACAATCTGAGACACGCTTCTTAAAGCTGCCTACAGACCCCTACCTGGATCTGTTAGGCGTTGTACCCTTACCCTCCCAGGTAGCAATTATAAATGCGATTAATAATCCTAAGTACAGATTTGTCTGTGCAGCAGTCTCAAGGCGGCAAGGCAAAACATACATCGCAAATATAATCGGGCAACTTGTATCATTAGTTCCCGGTTCTAACATCCTAATCATGTCTCCCAATTACTCGCTGTCTCAGATTTCTTTCGACTTGCAAAGAAATCTAATCAAGCACTTTGATTTAGAGGTAGCAAAAGATAACGCGAAAGATAAAGTTATTGAGCTGACAAACGGCTCTACAGTTCGAATGGGTTCCGTGAACCAGGTTGATTCCTGTGTAGGTCGTAGTTACGATCTCATTATCTTTGACGAGGCGGCGTTGGCAGACGGACGTGATGCGTTCAACGTAGCTCTTCGCCCTACTTTGGATAAGGATAACTCAAAAGCTATCTTTATTTCAACCCCTCGGGGCAGGAACAACTGGTTCGCAGAATTCTTTGACAGAGGATTTAATGATGAGTTTCCAGAATGGTGTTCAATACGGGCTACTTATAAAGATAATCCGCGCATGTCTGAGACGGATATACAGGAAGCTAAAAAATCTATGTCCGACTCAGAGTTTAGGCAAGAATACGAAGCGGACTTCAACACTTACGAAGGTCAAATTTGGAACTTTAATCACGAAAAGTGTATCGCTAACAATGAAGAGCTTGATACTCGTCGCATGGATGTATTTGCTGGCCTCGACGTGGGTTATCGTGACCCAACGGCATTTATGGTTGTAGCATATGATTGGGATGAAGAGGTCTACCATGTATTAGATGAATATCTTGATGCCGAAAAGACTACCGAACAACATGCCGCTGTAATTCGAGGTATGGTTGACAAATGGGACATCGACTACATTTACATAGATTCCGCAGCGCAGCAAACTCGATTTGACTTCGCACAAAATTACGATATTAGTACTGTAAATGCGAAAAAGTCAGTATTAGATGGAATTGCACAAGTAGCAGGTATAGTTGATAATGATAGACTTATGGTCGATCAGCGATGCGGTGAGGTATTGTCTTGCCTTGACCAATACCAATGGGACCCAAATCCAAATCTCGCAAGAGAAAAGCCAAAACATAATCGAGCATCGCACATGGCAGATGCTCTTCGATATGCACTATACTCGTTTGAAACAAGTCAGAGCGGGTTTTAAAGACACCTACAAAAAATAGTGTTTGACAATTTATCTTACAAGGGCTATAATTCAAAATGAAAAAGCTGAAAAGAGATCCGGTAAAATACATAAGAGATCGAGCTAAATCAAAGTATGAAAAAGGTTCAGAATGCCACATTTGTGGCGCTGACACAGAACTCGACTTTCACCATTTTTACACTTTAGCGCCTCTACTAAGAGAATGGTTAAAAGTAAAGCAGAAAGAGAGACCTGCGCATTATACGGACGAGTATATTGTAATCTGGCGAGACGAGTTTATAGAAGATAAATGGGCGGAGCTGTACGAGCACACAGTGACACTTTGCCATAAACATCATTTGGAACTGCATAGATTGTATGGCAGAAATCCAGCCCTAGTGACTGCAAAGAAACAAATGCGCTGGGTAGAGATTCAAAGAGACAAACATGGCATGGTATAATTTTTGGCAAAATAAAGATACAGAAGAGAAGCTGAATCCTGCCCAGCCATACTACGACCATAAAGTAGAGCCCTCACGTGAAAAAGTAGTTAACTACGAGAGAGCCTATGAAGACCTCGAAATTGTAAACAGAGGCGTTAACATGATTGTTGATGATACTTCTGAAATACCAATTTCTGTAGGCGGTCAAGTACAAGGAATGTCTAGTGTAGTAAAAGGTATTAAGCGTTCACGAGTAGAGCTACTATTAAATAAAGAGCCGAACCCTTTTCAAGACATTAGTACCTTTCGTCGTAATTTAATTACTGACTACTTACTTGATGGAAACATTTTTATTTATTTTGATGGTGTACATATGTACCATCTGCCTGCAAACAAAATGACAATACATGCAGATGATACAAAATACATTGAAAAGTTTACGTTTAATGAAACAATTAGCTATAAGCCAAGTGAAATTATTCACATAAAAGACAATTCATTCTATTCTATCTATAGAGGAGTTTCAAGACTAAAACCTGCTTTACGAACCATGATACTCATGAGAAGTATGCGCGATTTTCAGGATAACTTCTTTAAAAACGGCGCCGTTCCAGGTCTTGTACTCAAATCTCCTAATACTCTATCAGAAAAAATTAAAGAAAGAATGATTCAATCTTGGTCTGCACGCTATAGACCAGATGCAGGAGGTCGTAGACCTCTTATTCTTGACGGCGGAATTGAAATAGATAAAGTTTCAAACATAAACTTTAAAGAATTAGATTTTCAATCTGCAATTTCAGAAAATGAAAAGATTGTACTAAAGGCACTTGGCATTCCACCAATTATGTTAGACTCTGGTAATAACGCTAATTTAAGACCTAATATGAGAATGTACTACTTAGAGACTATTCTTCCTATTGTACGCAAAATGAACTTTGCACTAGAAAGATACTTTGGGTTTGCACTTTCAGAAGATATAACGGATATTCCGGCATTACAGCCAGAATTACGAGATCAATCTCAGTACTACTCTGCATTAGTAAATACTGGAATTATCTCTCCAAACGAAGCCCGAGATGCTCTCGGATTTGCTTCAGTAGAGGGATATGATGATTTGCGAGTTCCAGCAAATATTGCTGGTAGTGCTGCAAATCCGGACGAAGGCGGAAGGCCTGTAGAAGAAGGAGAAGAGTAAATGGCAGTACGTCAAAAACAAAAAGTTTTAGATATTGCTCACGAGCATTTTAAGAAGCACAAGCTTCCTTTAGATGTAGACTATAAAACATACCTGGCTAAGGTAGGACCTGCAGATGCGCTTCATGCGATTTCTGTAAAAAGAAGTTTTAAAGCATGGAAGTATCTACTTCACGCTTTAAAAGTTAAGCATCCAGAACTAATGGAAGCTCCAAAGCCAAAACCTGCTCCGAAGCCTAAAGCAGCTCCGAGCAAGCCTGCAAAAGCAGAAGCAAAGAGTGAAGACTAATGGAAAAGATTTTTAACCTTACCTCTACGTTTAAAGCACTCAATGAAGACGACGATGGTAGCGTCCACATTTGCGGAATGGCTAGCACTGCGGACTTCGACCGCGCTGGAGATACAATTTCAGCCGAAGCATGGACCAAGGGTGGCCTTGGTAACTTCGAAAAGAATCCTATCATTCTTTTCAATCACGATTATAACAAGCCTATCGGACGCGCTACAGGACTTAAAGTCACTGAAAACGGTCTTGAACTTAAGGCTAAAATTTCTAAGTCTGCGCCTGATCATGTTGCGCAGCTTGTAAAAGAAGGCATTCTTGGAGCATTTTCTGTTGGTTTCCGAGTCAAGGATGCTGATTACCTATCGGAAACCGACGGATTAAAGATAAAGGATGCTGAGTTGTTTGAAGTATCAGTGGTATCGGTACCTTGTAACCAAGCAGCTACTTTTTCTCTGGCGAAATCATTTGACTCTATTGAAGAGTATAATGAATTCAAGAAAACTTTCACTAATAGTGTAGATCTAGCCGGTCAGTCTCTGGCTAAAGATGAAGATTCATTTGAAGCTAGTGATGCACCGGATGGAACTGAAAAGTCAGTTCAAAAGGAGATAAACATGTCGGAAGTAAACACTCCCGAAATCGACCTGGAGGCTTTTGCTAAGAAGGTAGCGGATGAGACTGCTGCTAAAATCGCAATTCGTCAGGCCGAAGAAAAAGCCGCTGTTGAAGCAGAAGCTAAAGCAGCACAAGAAGCAGTAGAAGCTGAAGCCGCAAAGCAGGCTGAAGTTGAGACTGTAATCAAAACTGGTATTGAGTCAGGTGCTGAGCGCCTCTTGGCCGACGTCGAAGCGAAGCTTGCTGAGAAAGATGCTAAGATTGAGGAAGTAATTGCTCAATATAAGACTGACCTCGAAGAGAAGAATGCTGAAATCACTGCTATGCGTGATTCAAAGCGTGTATTCGCTGATCGTACCGAGTCTGGCAACATTTCAAAGTGGGGCAAGGACTTCATGTATGGCCACCTTCTAGGTGTAATGACTGGAAAAGGTTGGGAAACTAACTACTCTAAGAGCCTTATGGAAAAAGCAGGTATCAACTATGCAGCTAATGCTGGTGATATTGCTCAAGAAGTCTCTACTGCAATCGAGAAGGAAATCATGCTCGAGCTTAAGCTCGCTCAAGCTTTCCGTGAGATTACAATTAACTCACAAACTCAAGTATTGCCAATCCAGACAGATGCAGGTCCTGCAGCTTGGGGTTCAAACACTGATACCGCAGGTAACTTGGAGAACCGTCCAGAAGTTACTAATGCTCAGTACAACGCTAAGCAAGTAATCCTGAAAGCAACTCGATTGATCTCGACTACTTTCATGGACAACAACATTGACGAAGAAGTTCTTGTTAACTTGATGCCAATGCTTGTTGAGTCAGTTGCACGTGCACACGCTCGCGCAGTAGACGGAGCTCTTCTTACTGGTACTTCCGGTGGTTCAGAAGCCTTTGATGGCCTCGAAGCTCTTGCAGGTTCAAACTCGTTTGTAACTTCTGTAGCAGCAGCCGGTACTGGTGTTGTTGACGCAGCAGACTTCCTCGGAGCACGTAAGCTCATGGGTAAGTATGGCATGATGCCAGAAGACCTGATTTATGTTGTATCTCAGAAGCGTTACTACGACCTGATTGCTGATGCAGGCTTTGCCGACATCACAGACGTAGGCTCTGACGTTGCGACTAAGATTACAGGTTCTGTAGGTTCAATCTTTGGAACTCCAGTAGTTGTATCTGACCAGCTAGAAGCAGAAGGCGCAAGCGCATCTGTAGGCTATGCTGTTAACGTTCGTAACCACGTAATCCCACGTCTCCGCGGTGTATCCGTAGAGCAAGATTACGAAGTACTCAACCAGCGTCGAGTAATCGTTGCTAGCCAGTCACTCGGCTTCAACCAACTCGTTGCTAATAACGGTACTACTGACGTATCTGTTGTTAAGCTTGTCCAAGCGGCATCTTAATAGCTAGATAAATAAACTGGGGAGGGTTTCCTCCCCAAGTTTTTACTAATTGATTTATTATGGCAAATTTAATTACTCTTGCAGATTATAAACAGATTGAAGGACTTACTAACCCTAAGGACGACTTTCGTATAAATCAGCTTATTGATTCTGTGAGTCAATTAGTAAAAACTTATTGTGGAAATAGTATTGTAGATTTTTACACTACTAACAAAGTAGAAACAGTTAATATGGACTGGGATACTCATATTGTACAACTTACAGAGTCTCCAGTAAATACTATTGTTTCTGTAGAAAAAAGAGATTCCGTTACGGAAAGTTACACCACCGTGCCAACTACAGACTATTATCTTGATGCAACGACGGATAGTGTACTGTACGTAACGGGATCTACCTATAAAAACTGGCCTCGCGGTGCGGGGTCAGTAAAAATTACTTATACTGCAGGGTATTCTGCGTGTCCTACAGACTTGAGACTTGCAGTTGTAGACTTAATTAAGTACTATATGAAAGATGAGCACACTCAGCGACGAACTATATCCGGAGCTACTATTGAAAATCAAGGTACCGGAGAAGGTCGAGGCTTTCCAGATCACATTAAACGTGTTTTGGACATGTATAAAAACTTTTAATGGCTAATAGTGCTTTAGCAAAAATAGCAAAAAGATCGCTTGATAGAGTCGAAAAACAACTAAGAGAAGTTGTAGAAGACTATGAAGGCCAAGTCTTTATCTGGGACGTACAAAGTTTTATAGAATTAGTGGATTCTTTTGTACAAGACGATACAATTACAAAAACTTTAGTAGATATGTATCGTACCAAGTTAAAAGCAGCAGACTCTGCTATGTTAAAAATTAAAAGACACAGAGCACGATTAATAAATACAAAAGCAGATGTTAAAAAGTACAAAATAGAAAATTATGACCCTAAAAGGCATGAAATATTTGCTGTGAGAAGCTATGGTACTGTTGAGCGAATAAAAAGGTATATCGGGACACAATACACACAGCTTACGGGAAGAAACTCTAAAGAGATAACAGGTAGAGTAGATAGAGGAGACAAACTCTCTAACGTAACGGGCGAACAGATAGGACACGGAGAATACGGTAGTGCTGTAAGTACTACCAAAGCTGCTATGGCCGAAGCAGTTTTAGGGACAAAAACTGCAAAAAAGGTAGGCTCTCGCCCCGAAAATATAGAGCTATACACCCGTCTACAAAGTCGTGTAGTGTCATATAAAAAAAGCATGGGAATAAATATGGAATTAACCCATGTGCAAGAAGTAACTTCAAGGGGAGGAATAAGAAAAACTTATACTCCAATTTTATCCTCTCAAAATGCTAAAGAAAACTTACTAGAAGGACAGGATGAAAGAAAAGCTCTGCAAAAATTAAGAAAAGACTTAAGAAAAGATTACCAAGATATAGTTAATTTACAAGGGTCAGAAACTTTGCTAGAAGCGGTAGAAGCAGTTCAACTAAAAAATATTATACCTAAAGGCAAAA